CTTTGAAGACGACGTTCGGAAATACCTTCCTCATGATAGTAACGATGTGAGCATCGTGGATATCTCCACCAAGATCATAGCAGTGACTTGCGAAGCCAGTCTGATGAGCAATGTGCCAAGCATCAGTACCAAACTTAACGTCCTCGACCCTAAATCCTCGAAGAGCCAGATAGCCATCCGCTTGCTCGCGGAAGATCTCAATATCGTTTTCTGCAATCTTAATCATAACGTGTCCTTTCACTCTATAATTTCTTATAGGTTATTTTAATAAAAAGGTCAACGGCTAAATGAACGTGATCTTCGAAAACCCTTCCGACTCGAGAGGAATCTCATAGCTATCGACCATTTGGTCGAGAACTTCCTGAGGAATGGTCTTGCCTGGACGAGAGTCCAAACGGCGCTTCCACTCTTCCTTAGAAAGAGCTTCTGACCCAACCTCAGGAAACACAACAGCCTCAATCTCATAGCGATGCAGCTTGAGCTTCTGAATGAACTTAGCACGAGACTTCGCAGTCAGGTTAGTACGATCGATAATGAAATCGGCCCCACGCATCAGACATGTTGTAATCTGCCTCCACATTATCTGTTCGGCAAACTGAATCAGTCCCTTGAATCCTTCATTATATGTCATACCGTAGCTGCTAGCTACTGCTTCGATTATTTTATCAGTTGACGCCACAGCCGGCGGATACTCACCAAACTTGTTGCGGTGCCAAGTCGACTTACCAGATGCAGGAACACCAACGAGAATAATACACTTAGGCATTGTAAGTCACTCCAGGAAACCAAGCATCACGAATCGCTTCGTACTTTACAGTCTTGGTCAGGTTGTTACGAATCGTGTTGCGAACATCATCCAGAATTTTAATCTTAAGATTCATATCAAAAGGTGTATCAAAGTTTTTGAACACAATCGGACGAACATACGCATTAAGGTTAGGGGCATGCTTGATAGCATAAGACTTACGATCAATACCTGCCTTATCGATATAGTAAAGAATTTGCATAATATGCGCAAAGGCAGTAGTAACAGCCTTATTGAATTCACCCTCAAACACAGTCAACCGATCCCGATCTTCCTGAGGCAAGTGAGCCTTCACATCATCGAGCTTATCGTCAAGAATCAACTCAACGATGTTACGATCTTGAAGGATCTTTTCCTTAGCCTTGTGAATCTGAACATACCAGTCACACTTGAGCTTCAACATATGACCATCAGAGAAACGGACTACGAAGCCTTCACGATCTTCTAGATCACGAACAGTTACAACGAAAGCCTTCATATCAGTTTCAGGTTCGAACGTGCGAACCGTAGGAATACGATATGCTTCGGCATGAGCCTCCATAAGATCGTGGGACATATATCGACCAGTCGTAAGATCACGAATACCAGTCAGAATAAGCTGATCTTCCTTGTAATCCAGAACGATGCGCTGCTTGCGCGAGCACCATTCGAAGATAGGAGTATAACCACGGCTGATTGTAAATCGAGCAAATATACCATACTCTTCATTGAGCGTGGCAAAATCATCAACAGGCTCTGCTACATCAGTAGCACCCATCTTCGTACCCCAGACCAGATCACCGTTCACAATGAAAGGTGCAATCATCGAGCCATCGAGCTTCTCAAGGATAGCATGATCCTGTGACAGATCTACTACATGGTCCTGAGTCTCTTCACGTTCGTTGACGTTGAAGAACTTATGGAAAGGACGACGAATGATCTCACCCGTAGCAGTATCGAAGATGATACCACGACACTCACGGCGAATGTTGCAGTCGAAAGTATCAGCCATCATCACATTGTAGTTGATGACAGTGTAACCTTCCTTGACAGCCACGACGAATTCGTCGCGACCTTCGATTGCAGGCAGCACATCAGAGATGTTTTGGATGGTAGGAAATTCGTAGTTCATAGTAACCTCGTAACAAAATCAAGAGTGGGCCAGGACACTTAGCAATTCAGCAATTTACGAAATCCCACTCGGGGCCCGCTCTTGATATCTCCTTATCGGACATTATAATAAAAAGGTCAACAGCTTGTTCAGTCTGCGTCGATGATCTCTACAGACTGAACATAACAACATGAATACTCGGCAATGCCGTGTTGCGCTGACTCAAACATATAATCGAGCTCATCAGTGACAGCCTCAATGATGTTAGCCCCACTCTTAGCATACTCGTCCGCAAGGTCTTCCCGAAGATCGAATTCGATTACAGTACGAATCTTCATTAGAGAACCTTACCGTCCATGATGAACTTACGAGCTTCTGAGTCATAAACCAGGAAGCCATCATCCATAAGGATCTGCAAAGGAGCACGACCAGCATCGAGCTTAGCGAAATAAGATTCCACAGAGTAGTGCTTCTTGAGAGCAGCAACAAACTTAGCCTTGGTCACTGGACCACGGTGTTTGAAACGAGCTACAAACTTACGACCTTCGTAGTAAGTATCAGCATGTGGCTGATAATGAAGGTATCCACCGTGGTAGCTGAGGTTCTGGTTTGTAAAAGCTGTCATATCAATCTTCCTTTTCTTCACTCTATAATTCTTTATAGGTTATTTTAATAAAAAGGTCAACAGCTCATTCGTACAGATATTCTTCTGCGATAACCCAGTTACCACGTGGCAATTTGGAATCCGATTCGGCGAGCAAACGACTAGCGCGCTCTGCGCCTTCCCGTGTCGTGAACAATCCATAAACACCTGTGTAGACCAGCTCTTCGCCTTCGTCGTACGAGGTGAACTCCATATCCGAAAGGCTCCAAACCGAACCAACTTCTTTAACATCAATAGCCATAATATATTTCCTTTTAATCGATGAGTTCTTCGATGTGAACAAGTTTGATTTCTGTGGTCCATTCAGGGATATCTTCGAGGTCATTTTCGGTAGGAAGGTTATCCCAAAGTTGAGTATGAAGCCATTCGATTTGAGCTTCTGTGAGGGGTTGTGAAGTTTGAAAGTTGTATGTATAAACTGGATTACGGAGATTCATTTTTAAGTTCCTTTGTTTGCTTTTGATATCTCCTTATCCCTTTTTATCATAAAAAGGTCAACAGCTATGTTACAAGGCTCACGATCGTGTAACCAACGAGTATCCAGAACACCCAGTGGCACCACTCAGGGAAAACGTGGTTATCGTGCCACATCGATCCACGTGGATACTTTTCCCAATCTCTCGGTATGGGCACTGAGTTAAAGGACGCAGAGCTTCTACTACGAGAGCGCGTCACTTTCATTTTCCTAGGTTTCTTTGGTTTGGGTGTCTTTGTTTGCTTGGTATTGTAAACGGTTTGAGTAGTCCGCTTTTGTCCTAGACTAGGATTGTATTCGGTTGTATATCTACGAATGGTGACCTTACCATTCTGTTGTTTAATAGATTCCGTAGTCCGCGGCCCGTTACCTACACGCTTACTAGTAGACCTTGTGGATCCACCTTTGCTATTTGTAGTTGTGGTTGTTCTTGCATAGGTCCCAGATTTGGTTGACCTTCTTTTTGACCAATTAGCCATCACTTTCTCCATAATATTAAGAAAAATCCCTGGAGCCGAAACCCCAGGGATTTATATATGATTAGAACTTAATGTTTGCTTCTACACCGAATGTACGTGGTGCATTGAAGTTTGCATAATCACCAAGCACTAATCTGTTGGCATTCGAACGACGATAGATGTACGATTCGTTCAACAGGTTACGTCCCCATACAGAGATAGACAATTTCTGGTTGGCAACGTTTATATCAGCAACAGTCGCACGACCGTTAATGATAAAGCTCTTTTCGTTCATCACATCTTCGTTATCGAAAGTATATGATGGCGATGCGTAGTTACCATCGAGGTGTAGTTTTAACATAGCATCTGAATTGCCGATGTATGTTTGATAGTCGATGGATCCTGATACAGCATGCTTTGGAGTATACACGATAAACACGTCCTGGTAAACAGGTGTTGTGATAGGTGTCGGTAGCGATGCGTTCAGCTGTTCCTGGACAGTATTGCGTGCCTGTGGAATCTTAGCAGATGTGTATGCATACGATACGGTTGTAGACAGACCCTCTACAGGTGTAACTGTAAGGTCTGCTTCCACACCCTTGATCTTCGTGATACCCTGTGCGTTGACCGTTTCTAGTGTATTACGAACCGTGCCGTTTGGTTGAGGAATAAAGAAGTTAAAGTCGACCTGACTGTCTGTACGATCCATCAGATAGAAAGCTGTGTTCAATTTTACAGCTCTGTCAAAGAACTCTGTCTTTGCTCCAACTTCATATGACTTAACGGACTCAGGACCAAAGGAACGATAGTTCAACGAACGTGAGCTTGCACCACCAGCACGATAACCAGTCGTATACTTCGCATACACATTGATGTCACGGGTCACGTCATACGCTACAGTGACGAGCGGATCGATTCTTTTATTATTCTGCTCGAACGTGAAGTTTGTAGCAGCGCCATTCACAGTGAATAGCTTACCGTTCTTCTTGTCCTGAGTAAGACGACTACCTAGCGTAACATGCAAGCTATTGAAGTTGTATGTTCCCTGACCATACAGAGCGTAGCTCTTTGCGTATGCAATTGAGGCACGTGCAACGGTTGCTAGTGGATATGTGGCAGGATCTACGATTGTGTATCCAGTTGCAGTTGCGTTCCACTTATTGGTGTTAGGTGTCTTGGCTTCATCGTCTGCGCTCTCGTTGAAATAGTATCCACCGAATACGTAGTCAAGGTTGCCAAGGGATCCAACAGCCTGTAGCTCTGTGCTAAACTGACGTTGATCTAGCTTTGCAATTGAATAGCGGCCGAAGGTAGCATTAGGAAGAAATGTTGGTGTACGATTAGCACCACCTGAGTTATCAAACTGACGATCGCTTACTGTACGCCACGCAGTGATCGAACGCAGTTGAAGATCATCGATGATATCCCACTTGATAGTGGATGTAACACCAAACGTCTTTCCGACGCTTGGTTCTTGTGGCGCGCCAATGTCAGCAACCGAAACACGTTCTGGTTGAACCTTGACGATCGATGGCAGAGGTGTAATGAAACCAGATGGCAACTTATTGCCAGCAGCAACGATCTGTGCTAAGGTTGCTACAGGACGATTCGTTGGGTTATAATTGATCAGCTGGCTATAGAACGGCGTGTTGTTGTCACGGCCGATGTCAGCAGAGATGTCTGCAGTGATAGTATCAGTTGGCTTCAAACGAGCTGCAATACGTCCACCGTAGCGATGGTAGTAATTCCAACCATACTGTCCTTCTAATGGATTCTTTGTTGTAGCATCTTGGTGCTGGATGCCTGCATCCACCTTAATTGAGACGCCTGCTACTTCTGGAAGGTTCAAGCGCAGTTGGCTATTGTATGAACCATAGTTACCCAAACCAGATGTGATGGATCCACCAAACTCACCTGTAGGAGCTTTACTGATGATGTTCACAGCGCCGCCTTCTGTGTTGCGTCCGAATAGAGTGCCCTGTGGTCCTCTTAGAATTTCGATTCGTTCTACATCGAGGAAGCCTGCATTGAGACCATGTTGACGACCAAGATAGACTCCATCGATATAAACACCAACGCCTTGCTCACGAGCAGGCTGGTTGGCGTCTCCTGGAACAATACCACGCATACCAATGGTAAGAGCGGATTGACGAGATTCAAATGTTGCAACGCGAAGGCTTGGAACACCACCGTCAGCCAAATCTAGTAGACTTTGGACCTGACGCTTCTTGAGATCTTCACTACTCATAACAGCTATGGAGATCGGAGTATCTTGTAGGTTGGTTTCTTTTTTAGTAGCTGTAACGATAATTTCAACAGCCTCCGCTTCTTCTGCGGCAAATGATTGTTGGGGGACAAGAGCTACTGAGCAAAGCAGTAGGGCGGCAAGTTTTTTCATATACTTCCTCTTTCAAACAAAAAGGACCTCCTCATTGAGCGAAGTCCTTGCAAAGCTACCATTAGCTTCATACTATTTACAAAAAAACCTATTTTTACGGTTTTATTACAGTTTTATTACAGTTCGATTAAACTCATTGTGGCATAAGAAAAATCCCTGGGCATTTCTACCCAGGGATTCTCATCGTAGCTTAAGACGGAGCTTACGAAATTAGAAGCGGAAGCCTACGCCCACAAGAGCGCCATGACGTCCAAGGCTACCGTCGAAGTCGGTATACCGATATTCAGCCTTTGCAAAGACTGGGCCTGCTACATTAACTTCAAGACCACCACCAAGGGTAAGACCCTCGGCATCGATGCCAGCTGTGCAAACGATTGTTCTTGTACCAGTGCAAACTTGTGGACGCTCAAGGTTTGTGTAACCTACGCGTGTGAATGCAAGTACGTTCTGGTTGAGTACGTAGCCAAGACGAGCTCCGACGCCAAGGTCGGCCTTCTCGAATACGTTAGCTGCGGTGGCATCAACGCCTGCAACTACCTTACCGAATTGAAGGTCGTAACCAAGAGCTGCGCCGTAAGCGATCTCTGTAGTGTCCACGCCACTTGTGACATCATCGGCACCAGCAGTTACTTCAACGCGTGGGCCAGAGAAGTCACCAGCGAATGCTGGGGTGGCGGCAAAAGTAACAGCGGCTGCTGCAACAATAGCAAAAGACTTCATATTATATTCTCCATATTGTTAATAAAAGTGGTTGATTCGCTATGCTGGCTCAACCACCAAGGCCTCGATAGACTCACATGCCGATAGGCAGGAGTTCAACTCTATATCCTATATAACCATAGATGTACTATATGTCAACAGGAAACTGTAAATATTTTAAATTAGTTGTACGTCGAACGCATCTTACGCTCGAGCTCATCTGCTACACCGTGCCAATAGTCTTTGAACCATTGGTTCTGAGCCCTGATGCCTGCCATACGTGCATTATAAATTCTAGTCATTATTGTATGTACCATACTAGATTCCTCCCACTTCACTTTTTCTCCACTGAAAACCAAAGCAGAGTTCTTGCATCTTACGATGAAACCAGTTAGGTTCCATTCCTTTGACAGGTTTATACACGATAGCGCCATGCTGGGTTTTACCATGGTCGCCCATTAGCCAACAGCTCCATTCAGACCTTTCAGGTATTTTAATTAGTTCAATCCCAGAGAGCTTCATAGTACTTTGCGAAGAGTCTTCGGCCATTGGCGATTCTTTCATAATGTGCTGTCTTTCCTTCTTGGTCAACATAATACGGAGGCTTGGTAGGATCCTTCTGGTAGTCCATTTTAAAACACTTTTTATCATCCGCATCTTTGAAAATCATATGAAGTTGATCGGAGTTGTGATGGAATTGTTCATCGTTGCAGTCTTCATTCGTGTGCTGCTCAAATGCCCAGATCATTTCACCTAGAACATACTCCCACCTCTCGTGGATGGTTGAATCTTCTTCTGACATATCATCGTGATCTTTTTTATTCGCACGGAGGTTCTCAGGAACATCTTGATCATCTACACATGGAGAACCATGCTTGTGTTTCCGAAGCTCAATAAGAACAGGATGAATGATCATAGCGAGTGTATGATCGGCGCTCCATACATCATGATAATCAATACGGATATCAACTTTACGCTTGCGTCTATTCGACCAGCGATTGATAGGCCGAACAAGATCACTGAGCTTATCGAAGAAAGCAAATACGAACTTATCGAACTTAGTATACTCTTCTTCGGGAAGATAGTATGTGTCCGGCCTGCGCCAGTACTCATAGCTCTTCTCCCAGCTATACACAGGGATTAGGTCAGAGCTATATGGTCCAATATCAACTTTCATGTTATGCCATCCATGTAGCAGCCCCTACAGCTTCAAACACCTCCGGTGCAGGTAGTACTGTGTAGGCTACGTATGCCCAAATTAACTTCGATATAATATGTATAGCCTGATCTTGATTAAAGGTCAACGCGCCTCGACTTTTTAGATCGTCTGTTATCCAGTGAACAATCATCTCTAGTAGACCAAGAGTCCACATACCAGTTACAAACATGACTGCAGCCCCATGCATGAACGTATGGGCAAACATGGCATGATACCAAGGCGCGCCTGGAATAGGATTAAACCTACTCTTCGCTCTAGATAACCAATCGCCCTGCAGTGGGTAGTCGAACAGATAGTGAAAGAATAGTAAAGCGACGAACAGGCTGATCACAGTTTGATGTTATCCCAATCGATCTCATCGAGGCCCTTGGAGACTCGATACATGTTGTATGCGAGAAGTGCTGCAGCACCAGTGATACCAAATACGGCGAAGAAAGCAGCGCGCTTACCCCACTTAGCAGATTCTGCTTTTAGTTTAGCTTTGTCATCTATTTTAGACACTTACTTTCTCCATCGTATTTTTGGTACTCCCGGAGGGACTCGAACCCCCAACCTAATCCTTATGAGGGATCAGCTCTAACCATTGAGCTACAGGAGTATATTAGTTCTGGAACGGATTAGCCTTAATCCAGTTCAAAACATTCTCTGGCGACGTTTCGCCATATGGATCTGTCTGACAGTTGTCTTCCATACCAGGTTCAACAAACCACTTAGTGATACGACCGTTTTCTGCAATCACAGCATAACGCCACGAACGACCACCGAAACCGAGATTGTCCTTAGTTACATACATGCCCATGCCGCTGGTGAATACAGCTGATCCATCAGGAATGACCTTGACGCTCTGAATGTCCTGTTCCTTCGCCCAGCAGTTCATAACGAACGCATCGTTGACAGAGACGCAGTAGATTTCATCAATGCCGCGCGACTTAAACTCGTTGAAGTTCTGCTCGAACCCAGGAAGCTGATATGTCGAGCAAGTAGGAGTGAAAGCTCCAGGAAGCGAGAAGATCAACACACGCTTACCACCGAAGTAGTCAAACGAGGTCTTGTCTTCCCAGCGGAATGGGTTAGGACCCTCAACAGACTCATCACGTACGCGAGTCTTGAATACAACGTTTGGCAAAATGTCTGCGGGTAACTTATAGTTTTCCATAATATACTCTTTCTTAAAAATGGTGCGCCGTGCAGGACTCGAACCTGCTACCTCAAGTTTAGAAGACTCGCGCTCTGTCCAGGTGAGCTAACGGCGCGTAAAGTTATTTATATACGATTTAGGCGATGCATAAGACTCATCACGTGAGACTCTTGTTCGCGACTAAGCTCAGAATTCTGAGCATACATGATTAGAGCAGACTTAATGATACCGATGTCGGCAGGAGCAAATACTCCACCCTTGGCCTGCTTGGGTTGGCCCCAATCAGCTCGTCCAGCATCAGTCATTTCGCTTTCAATCTTAGCAGCTAAATCATCCATATTATTCTCCAGTCGACACTAACCACGTATTAGCTGTGTCCATCCAATTGATCTCAACTTCGTCTAGCATCTCGCCATTACGAAGACGTGTGTTTAATTCGCACCACGCGCGCTCGATAACACGAATGTCATCCTTCGGCGTAGGAAGAGTGAAAAGTGTTACGTCCATCTGTTTGCTCCCAACCATGCTGTATCAACCTTTGTACAAACGTTATACACTCATTTTCCCTCAAGGTCAACCGTGTACTGTATCCATCACTATCATTTCGAACGATCGAGTAATGATAGCCATCATATTCAACTACCATCTCTTGTTTGAGTTCGGTATTTATAAAGGTTCTGCGGTTTTTCATGCAGCAATTTTAGCAACGTTCACCACATAGTGACGAGCGTTAGCGTACGACATATCGAGGTCATGAGAGAGCTGTGCAATCATCTTTGAACGATCCACACCATACTTCTGGAGCTTAGCGATCAATTCGAGAGCAGCTTCCTTCTTTACACCCTTACCAGTTGCCATAACCTTCACCTTCTTTTGCTTAGCCTTACGAGCAGGCTTTTCATTGATGATAAACGGAGTCAGAATCTGACGTGCCTTAAAAGTGTTACCATTTTCGATTAGGGTGTCGACGCGATCCATCAACTTGTCAATACGAGTGACAGGAATAGCGATGCGAATGGTTTCTGAACCAACGACCTGATTAAAAGTAGCAACTTGAGCCATAACAGTTTCCTTCTCTTGATATACCCTTATCGGATATTTTCATTAAAAGGTCAACAGTTATTTTTTCCGGCCGATGGCATACTTCTGAACGAGGGTCCAGTCATTCTTCTCTTTGTGTGGGAGAATCTTAATTTGGTTGAGCGCAGCCACAGGCTGCTTAGCTTGCTCCTGATCGACGATAGCGATCAGGCCCCAGTCTTCTAGGAGCTTGGCAATTGTGTTTCTACGGCCCTTGTCTTCGTCAGAGAAGTTGGTTGGCTTGCCATCTAAAGCAAACATCTCTTTGAAGTGCACGATGTAGAACTTACCCTGCTTGTGGAGAATGTGGCAGGACTGATAGAGAGTTTTATCCTTACGGCTTGCAACACCAATTCTTGTCAATGTTTCACGCACCTTTAGGAAGTCATCCTCTTGTCCGAGTTTGATTTCTAATAGTGTTTCTATAATATTCATGAGCTTCCACCCTTGTTCAATCTCTTTTTTATTTCTTTTAATTGCTCAGGGGAAAGTAATGACAATGCTTGTTCAGCCTTCACACGATTGTAGCCGTAACACTGTATCACTGCATCTAAATCATTATCTTCCTGTTTCTTTACCCATTTAGAGAACCTCTTTTTTGGGCGTATGCTATTTAGTAGATAATGAAATTGGAGTTTACTGTCGAGGTGGTGGTTGACGTTCATCTCGTTGGCGTACATCACTGTATCGGGGAAGTATGAAAGTGACTTGTTTACTATGAATGCAACGTAGCCCTTCTCTGCGAGCTCGTCGTTCTCCGTGCCTGTCATAAGGTCACGTTTGTTCTGATTGATGGCGTTTACATAATCAAATGGTGTCGTCATCTTTGTTCTCTTTACTCGCTAGTCCCCGATCCTTGCTTAGAAGGACATCCGCGGACTTATCCATAATGTGTGCGCACTTACCGCAGACTTCCAACTCGAGTAAGCCTTCTGCTGTATCGATACGGAACTCTGCGGTCTTGTGCTTCTTCTTGATTACCGTCTTACAAAGCGGACACTTCTTGCGCTTCCACCAGCTCATACAAACTTACATTCGATCATGATCTCGGTCAAGCAAGCAATCAGATTGATCTCATGGTCCGCAACGAACGCTGACTGATACTGATACTTGGCAAGAATCATAACGAGCTGTGGAATCGAGCTCTTGTCCATCACCTCATTTGAGAGGTCATAGATCTGGCGGAAGATCGGAAGTGCATCCCCATCGATGTTCTCACCAACCCACTTACGTGTAGCTGTGAAGTCCTTGTCCTTAAGGAACTTGATCAGACCCTTGATCGAAGCCTCTTGGATGTTAGCAAGGATCCCAGTATCGA